TTATGCTTCCAGCTCCCCTTCAAAGGGGTGATCTAAATTGAAGTGATCTCGCCAGTACTTTTGTTCTTCTACGCTCATGTTATGTTCTTTGATGAACGCTACCCAGTTAACGGGGTCGTTAAGGTGTTTTTGAAAGTAAGACTTCATACCAACTAATTCAGCAAACTGATTCATAATTAACTCTTCCTTGTCTCGGTTACTACTTTTCCAACCACTTCAATATCACCGTCTTGTGTTTCGATGGTTGTTCCATTGAACTCGACCAATAGCTTACCTGGCAGTCTCTGTACTTCGTTTATTGAATGACGGCCGTCAATGCTTATTAGGTAATGACCGCTTACTGCATCGTTGTCGTTTTTATCAACGAGCATTATTGCCTCATTCGTTTCTAATTCGATGAGTTCCGCGCTCTTCAGACCAAAGCTATTAATTCTTCTTACTGGATAGGGGATTTTCCCTGTATCAATAAGTTTGCCACCGTTTAAGCAAAAGCTTTCCAGTACTACGGAGTCTAGTTGTGGATTTTCGTTTTTATCTTGCTGGTTGGTAACTCTGTATGAAGGTGAAGGTTCACAAATTGCGTCCAACCTACTCAAATGACGATCTTTAGGCTTGAGGGCTAATTGCTCCAACGGGATATTTAGCGCGAGACTCAAGCGAACCATCAACTCATGCGAGGTTCTGTTATGAGTATTCCAAGTGCTAAATGTTTGTTTTGGAACAGCAACTAGCTCTGATAGTTCAATGTTAGTTTTTGTTTTAGTCAGTCTCTTCAGATTGTCTGTGAACTCAATACCACTTAGATATTCAAAAGGTTTAATTTGCTTCTTCATAATAGCCTTTGAGGATTATTAATAAATAAATCTTCACGTAGCATTGTAAATATTCACGTGACGATCTATTATCTTTCTCGTACTCAAGCTTAACCACGGCAGCTAACCAAGTAAGCTTGATTCTCAATAAAGTAACTTGTAAGGATATCATCATGTTGTCATTTGCACTATCGCCTCCTGTCCCATATATGCGTATTGAAGAATATTCTCGTTATTCAGGCGTATCCCTTTCGACACTTCGTAAAGACATGGAAAACAACAAGCTAATCATTCGCCCTAAAGCGGCAAAGAATGAAATCCCTATGGTTAACGTTATCGCCATGATGGAAATTGCATCTCGTGAAGCGTTAGAAAAGTTGGGCTAATCATGGCTTTTTCTTCCTTTATTCCGACTAAGAATTACTGCCCAAGTTGGCTTCATTTGTTTGCTTGGATCGTCATTCTCGTTCCGCCTTTCCTATAGAGAGTGTCGTATATGAATAATAAAGTTGCCATGTGCGAATTACGTGAGCCCAAACAGAACGCGTTTGACGCTGTTTGCCGTGACTTTGTAATCAATCACAACATTGAAAAGGTTGCTAAACGCATAGGGCTAAGCGGAACTGTGTTACGCAGCAAGCTAAACCCAGAACAGCAATACAAGCTAACGCCTGTCGATATGGCACTAATTAGTAAGGAAACGGGTGACTACACCATAATTAATACCGTGCTAGCCGATTTAGGCGTAGTGGTAGCCAAGGTTCCCAGTGAAGAGGAATCAAAGACGTTCATTGAACGCATTCTCGATAATTCGGTTCTGTCTGGTGAGCTGTCTAGCGATGCATTGAATATGTGCAATGCAGACCGCTTATACAGAAGCGATAAACGTAAGACGATTGCAAAAGCTCAAGCCGCTATCGGTAATTTGGTTTTGCTTATGTCTGATTTAGAAAACCGCACTACTGGCGTAACCCCATTTTTAAGTATGGGCGTCGATTTTATCGCTAACGGTGCACCAATCCCCGGTTTAAGTTAGAGGAATTCCGTATGTCAGTTACAACAGTAGATCATTCACCCGTAAATGTACCACCACTAGAAAACCCATGTCCTGATATGCCTTGTTGGTCTTTGAACCGTGAGCAAAAGGAACGCGGCCTTTCAGCATTACAGCGCACTAGAAGAGAACTTGGCGAACGCCAGTTAAAGCCACTTCGTTCACGCCGAGCTGAACTACAAGCTCAATTTTCTAAAAGTGATTGCCGCGCTGAACAAATGCGCCTTTCACGTGAAATTAACCGAATTGATGCCAACGCGCAGGATGTACTTTCGCGCTGGTCATAACCGAGTTACACCCAATACAACCTAGCCACTAGGCGTTTTGCCTACACCCTTCATCTCTCTTTGATTTAAAGAGGGAGGGTTTTTTATATTCAAAATTTGAGGAAATGAAGATGAGCAATATTGAAGAACACCTATTTAGTCAGTCTTTTAACCAAATTGCAGAGCGTTTTAATTCAAGCAATCAAGAGCAGCAACATCAAGTTTTGATTCAACTTGACGCTATCGCAAAGAAGCAAGAGCCGATCGCAATTCACCGCCCACAACAAGAAGTGTTGGCCGATATAAAAGAAGCAATGGAAATCGAACGCGCTCGTGTGTTCTTTGGCTATTCATTTCCAAGCTGGTACCGCAACGGTTCAATTGAACAAGTTTCGCAGCTTCATCATTGGGCGAGCTTAGATATGAGTAACCGCCACCTGTTCCTTGAAATGTTAGGCCTCCGAGACTTAGGCCACTTTGATGATGAAGCGCTATATCAATTTGAGCAGTTTTGTTTATCCGCAGTGGGGGCTGGCTGATGCTGAGTTATGTAGCAGTTGCCCTGAATAGTGGTGGCGGCGTCGTTCGCCACGATGAAACCAACGAAGTGAAGAACGTGTTGCTGGGTGAGTTTGAATCACGAGAGCCAGCGATTGATACGGCTTGCGAGTTGTTCAAATGCCATCACGTTTTGAAAGGTGTGATTATCAAAGGCAACCACACTGGCGGTCACATGATTATGGATACGCAGGAGTTTAGCAGCTTATGAGTTTTTACAAGCAAGCGCAAAAACAAGCAGTAGCGATAAAAATTGGTGATCGCTTCTTTTGTGGTTTTGGGAAGAAGCAGCGAGTTCAAACGGCTTGGAGCCTTGCTGGGGCAAACCTGTATTTGAGTGTTTATGACGACAAAGTAAAAGAGATTCTGGCTACGTTAGAAGAAAAGAAGAAGAAACCAGAAGTGATATTTGTCGAGGTGGCTGCATGAAAATACAGGCCGCATTAAAAGAAGCTGGCCTACGCCCAGCATGAGTTTATCAACTTACGCATCCAAGAAAAATAGGCGCTCGCAACAGAAGGTTCAAACTTCTGGTGAGCGCCTTATTTCGTGGTATCAAGATGTTGATATCAGCAGCATTGAATTTAATGAACAGCAACAAGAGCGATCACACGAAGCTTTCCTTGAATGGGTAGGTGGTGAACAAGCAGTTACCCCAATTCCAGACAACTTGGCTTTGTCTTCTCGCCAGGTGTTCGCTCGTGAGCCTGAAAACCTTTCTGTTGTTGAGCGTAAGTTATATGAAGTAAACCCTGCCGATCGAGAGTGGTTGTCAGAGCACTTTGCCGGTCTCCCTCATTACCTAACTAAGTATTTCGCGAATCGTTATGTTTCGGTTTTTAAGAAGCAAGGTCGCTTTGCGGCGAACACTTTCATTCGTGAAAAAATGGTACCCGCGCATAGGCGTGTTCTGTTGGTGTTAGAGCAATACAAACAACTACCTACTACTTCTAAGGTTGCTTTGCTGAGTGATGCTGTCGACGACGATAGCAAGCCTCAGCAAAACAACTTTGAACAAGCGAACCAGCAAGCCTGTTTCGACTTCGAACAAGCCGAGAAAAATCGTAAACCTGTTAGAAGCAAAATCATTGCCGAGCTAGTTGAAGATGAACTTCGAGAGATGGCATTTAAAATTGTGTCTATCTTGATTCGCTATCAAACGGCACTGACTCAGACAATTGAATGTGAAACCGAGAACGGTGAGAACATTGCGGCACTAATGGTCTACAAGCAGTGCGTTTCTTTGGTGCGTAGCTTTGGGGTAAAAACGCCAAGTGATGACAAAAAAATCACGCCTGAAAATATCATGTCGTTTATCTCTAAGTTGAGTTGTGAAAAGTGGTGGTTTAGACGCTTAAAGCGCATTCGCAAGATTATGCGTGAACACTTAGCCATTGCTATGGGGCAAGTATCGGCGAAGGCGTCACCTTATGCTTCATGGGATTGCATTCAAGAACACCAAGTTCAGCAAAAGAAGAGCTGGGACTTTATTCAAGGCCACTTACTTCAAGAAGAAACCACTGGCGAAGAAGTTGAAATGGAAGACATGGTGTTGAAAAGCATCTCGAACCCTGCCATTCGTCGTCATGAGTTAATGGTTCGTTGTCGTGGCTGTGAAGATATCGGCAATGAACTTGGGCTACAAGGTTTGTTCTTAACGCTGACAACACCATCGAAATATCATAATAGTTATAAGAAAGGCGGCTTCATTCCACACTGGAATGGGGCAAGCCCACGAGAAGCACAAACCTATTTGAATAAGGTTTGGCAGCGCATTCGTGCCAAGTTAGGCCGTGATGAAATTCGTTGGTTTGGTATTCGCGTCGCTGAGCCACATCATGATGGTACTCCGCACTGGCATTTGCTGATTTGGGTTAAGCCTGAGCATGTGGCCAAGGTGCGTGATGTATTTATTCGCTATGCGGTTGATGAAGACAAAGAAGAGCTTTACCCGTTCTTCGATCGCAACGAAAAGCGAGCAGCGAAGAAGCAATCTATTCAAGGCCCATTCAATTATCAGCCTCGTTGTGACTTTGGGTACATCGACCCAGAAAAAGGCACAGCAACAGGCTACATCGCTAAGTACATTTCTAAAAATATTGATGGCTATGCCATGGGTGAAGAGGTTTCGAAAGAGACCGGGCAATCTGTGCAAGCTATGGCCAAAAACGTCAACGCATGGAAGAGCCGTTGGGGTATTCGTCAATTTCAATTCTTTGGTGGGGCACCGGTTACCACTTACCGTGAACTGCGCCGCCTAGCTAGCCAAAACAAGAAAGCCTTTATGGAATACGTTTTCAAGCAAGAACGTGAAGAGTTGGCTTCTATTTACCTCATGTCTATGTACCGTTTAGTTGGTCCGTTTAAACCAGTTCATGTCATGACGAATGCAGAGCTAGTGGCTGTGATTGCTGAGAACTATGAGGCGAGGGCTGATACTGACCAAGTGAATGTCGCAGGAACAATGAAAGCGGCCGACCATGGCAACTGGCAAGGCTACATCATGGGGCAGGGTGGCCCGTTCGTTAAGCGTGAGGATTTGCTGATCACGAACTCTTATGAAGTGCTGCCGTTTGCTTCTCCGCATGGCGAAGACGTCCGCAAGATAGAAGGTTTTTTTGCTGCAGGTGAGTTGGTTAAGACTCGCCTTAAGACCTGGCAGATAGTAACAAAAACTGAAAAGAACGATGACGCTGAAGCGGGGGCTTTTGATCTTGCTCTTTCTGGAATCTCTGATTCCTCTCGGAGTTCTGTCAATAACTGTACGCTACCGCAGAAAGTACAGGTCAGCGATCAGCTTAAGCGATTATTAGAACCTTACTCAGTAGGTGGTGGGTTACCGCCAAATATTGATGATTCAGCCTTAATCGCGCTGCAACAAGGCAGTTCAATTCGAATAGATGATGAGACGAGTATAAGAATCCGCCCTGCGGAGCACCTGCCATGCGGCACGGTTCGCCCTGCCCAACTCGTTGAAGAGTACCAACCCAAGCCAGATTTAAGCTGGTTAGATGATTTCGAGGCTAAACAGCCTGAACCTCTAACCGGAGAAGATGAAGACAACCAATACCAACAGCCAAATCTATTTGACATCACTGTAAGTAAGCGCCCGAGTAAATCGTGGGCCGATTACCTAGAAATCGTTGAGTCTGATGATTGGCCATTATATGAGGAGTGAAGAAATGTGTTTTATAAGAATGTGATTTTATACCCGAAATAAATAGAACACGAAAACACTCGTTTACTACTGTATATTTATACAGTAGTATTTCTGTATAGTTGGTAGGGGTATATATATGTCGAATAAAAAAAAGCTGTTTCAACAATCGCTTGACGTCATTATTGATGGGATTTCAATGAGTGAGGCTCGTGCCGATAGCGCACATGTTGGAGTGTACTTAATGGGGTTGTTGATAGCAGACAATAACGGAGAGCTAGACGAAGATAAAATAAAGGCCATTCAATCGATTATTGAAATGGCAGCAGAAGCAGAGACGCCGAAGTTTTCGCTATAGTATTGAAAACTGTTGAGATTGCTAAATAGCGATGTTTCATATACGAACAAAGAATGTGTGGGTATACTAATGACAACATTTGTTTGGTTTTAACTTATCGTTGATAGTTGTTTGGGGTCTTAGTTCTCGAATGAGTATTTTTGTCGATGGTTCTGTATTCTGAAAGGATTAATACAATGCTAGTAACCTGCCCGAAATGTGAAACTAAAACTCGTATTGCAACTTCACGTGCCATTAGTTCTGAAACGAGAGAGCTCTATTGTCAGTGTTTAAACCTTAATTGTGGAAAAGTATTTGTTGCTCATACGTCGTTCTCGCATTTCATTGAGCCAACAGGTCAGAAGCCAAGCTCAGAGCTACAACCGGAACTCTGCAAAGGTGACATCAACCAAATCGATATATTCGGGCAGATGGAACAACCAAGCGCTTAACCCAGAAGCCTAGACTACGGGTATTTAAAGCCAGATGAATATCATCCCTAAGCAACGCCTTGATGCGCTGCTAGAAATCCTACCTAAACGTGAGATGCCAGAGAAAACTAGAGAGGCTGCAAAGCTAGTGTTTGAATCTGGCTGGTCTTACGAATCAGCATCGCGTAAAACAGGCGTATCAAGTAAACGTATTTCATTGGCAGCTCGTAAATTGACGGCCATGGATGAGCTATTACTTCAGGCTTACCGACTGTAAAAGCCTAACGATCACCTTTTTCTAAAAAACGCACAAAAACGATCTCTGACGATCTCTAAATCCTCCATCTAAAACAGCCCTCGATGTAGATACATCGGGGGCTGTGTTCCAATACAACTACCGAAATGAAATGCGGTTCTAAGATCGCATAATTGCAGTGTGGAATTTTGGTGTGGAGGGGTGGGTGAGTCCGAACAGGGCCTGAGCGTCCAACTCCCTCACTCATTTTATTCTCGCTGCCTAATTCTGATTTTCTTCTGTAGTTGGTGGCTTTTTGATGTGGGAACGACAGTACGAGCACGCTAGATGGAATGGGCTTAAGCTCAACCTCCTCTCGACCGCCTTTGATGGTGGTAAGCGCTTGCAAGTGAGCGAAATTCCCTATGCGGACCTACCACACATCAAAGTCATGGGAACAAAAGCCCGTACCTACACAATTGAAGCGGTGTTCGTTGGTTCCAGTTCTCTGGCTGATGCTAATGCCCTCATTGAAAACCTAGAAGCAACACCAACGGGCGAGCTAGAGCATCCTTGGTTGGGTGAGCTGCCGCTTGTCTTTGAAGACGTATCCCAAAGCATCAGTACAAAAAAAGGCTTAGTCACACTGAGCCTGAAGTTTGCTCGCGCTGGCTCTTCCCCTTCAATCACTGCTCCTACTTCAGTTCGTACAAAAACGCAGGCCAACATAGTCGAGAGCTTGTCGAAACGTTCTTTCGTAACAGAAGTAAACGGCTTGGATGTATCGGACATTCACAGGGTTCAGAGTGATGTCACCAGCGCATTGAACGTGTTGGTCGACATCACCAACCGTTTGAACCTCGAAGATGAAAACCTTCAAGACATTAACTACGCCATCAATAAAGCATTGTCGGCAGTGAGTAGCCTCAGCACCAACCCAACTGAGTTTGCTGATCTATTTTCTACGTCAGTGAATGCGGTCGCCGATGGTGTTCAAGCTGAGCCTAATTCAAGTAATGAAGCGGTAGACAACTCGCGCAGTGCTCAAGCTTTGCTGTTAAATGAAGTCAAACCGGACACGCCAACTCAGCACCACAATGTGCAAATGGTGACGGGCGCAGTGAAGATGAACAAAGACATCACACACCTAGAGAAAGGCGACCACTTTGATATTACGCAATCGGCTAAGCAGCCTGAAACCATCAAGAATGATCTATCTACTTTGATTATCGCTATCGATGAGCGCATCAAAGACACCACCCAAGTATCGACGCTTGAAAGCATTGAACTGTTCGACGCAGTCACGACATTAAAAAGCAATGTGAAGGTTCAGCAAGATAAGGTCGTCAGCGGTACCGCGCCCCATAGAACGGTGCAGTCACCACGCTTTCAATCTGCGCTGACGATTGCACACGATGAGTTCACTCAAGAAAAAGTCATCACGAAAATGAATGCACTGCAGCACCCGCTCTTCATTCGTGGTGACATTGCAGTGAGGGATGTGTCATGAACACGCTAACGATGCACATTGATGGCAAGCCACGTGCCTTCTATCAAGCGAATCTCAACTACTCCATTGAACAGCTGGCCCACACGTTCAGTTGCTCAATTGAGCCTATGAGTATTGAAAGCCCGTTATCGGTCGAGTTCTTCCTTAACGACAAGTCGATTCTGATTGGTCAGATTGATGGTGTGGATGTCAATACCGATTCAAGCGCTCACGCTGTTTCCATTTCTGGTCGCTCGAAGAGTGCCAACATGATTGATTCACGCATCACGATGGATGCGCTTTATAACTTGAACGTGGAAGAACTACTTCGCCATGTCGCCAGGCCATTTGGTTTGAAAGTGAAAAGCCTGGTGAAGAGTATGCCGGTCATCCCTGAGTTTCAGATAAATGCAGAATCACCCGTAGAGAACGTGGCGCAGCTCATTCGAGAGCAAGGCTTTATGTTGGTTGAGCGCAATGGCGTGTTGATCATTGAAAACACCGCGCATGCAACTATCAGCAATATCGGTCTAGAAACGGGCAACAACATCGACAGCCTGAACATCAAGCGCACCTTCAATCAGCAATTTCACACCATTGATGTGCAAGGCCAGTGGGATGACGCAAGCGCACAGGTCATCAATCCAAACGTCGATAGCTCACGCACTATGGTGATCACCTGTGACCAATTACAAAACCGTGACGCTTGCCTGTCTCGTGCTAAATACGAGCGCAACCTCGCCATTGCTCAAAGCCTGACTGCATCAAGCACGATTGCCGACATCTTCCCTGAGTTGGCCATTGATGGGTTAAACCGAGTGATTCGAGTGGCAGACCAAGAGCAAAGCTTTAGTGAAATGTTGGTGATCAAGTCGCTTGGCCTATCAGTGTCTGAAAGCTCTACGGAAACTTCGATTGAGTTGTTTAGACCGTTTAAGGAGCAAAGCTATGTCTAGTGCTCTGCAGCAGCAACAGCGATTAATGGCCAGAATCAAAAACGTAATTGGCACCGGTACTGTCACAGGGGCAACCACAGGCCGATTACAAATCAAAACCGCGACAGGCCGAACCAACGACAAGATAAAACGCGTGCACAACTACGGGTTTATGAGCCGTCCATTACCAGGGGCGAAAACTTACAACCTGTTCATTGGTGGAACCACATCTCGCGGCATTACTGTGAACGTAGAAGACGAACGTCACCAAATAGAGTTACAGCCTGGTGAAGTCGCGATACTTGACGACAAAGGTAACCTTGTTCATTTCACGCAGCAAGGCATCAAGATAAACGCCTGTGCAAAGTTAGAAGTGATATCCGCGCAAGAAACCACGGTGAGCGCAACGGCTGTGAACGTTACCGCACCTAAATCCACGTTTTCCGGTGATGTAGAAATCGGCGGTAATCTGAAAGTCACCAAGAACGCTGATATCACCGGTTCTGTGGGTGGCGCGTCCGGTACGTTCGGCGGTGTCAAAGTTGAAAAGCATGACCACGACTACACCGACGATGGGACAACAAGAATAACCAAGGGGCCAAATAAAGGATGAGTCATTTCAACTTAACCGCCCTGACAGCGCCGCTCAGCTCTACAGAGGGATTAACCCACGCCGTTCTGCAGAGTGTTTATAACTACGCCGAATCCACTCAAAACGATCGCGCCCGTATGGCAAGCAATAAGCGTGGCGGCACTTGGAGCAATGAGTTGATAAACGTGGTCGGTTCTCGTGATTGGACGCTCAAGCGAGCAAAGCTGACAGACGAAACGCTCAGCCTCGCTAAACGGTTTTGTGAAGAGTCGCTCGCTTGGCTCATTACAGACGGCCACGCTAAAGCGGTTGAGGTTTCAGTATGGCGAGAGAAGCCAAATCAGATGGGTCGCAATGTGATGATCACCTTAGCCGATGGCTCTCAGTTTGATGTTCCACTTTCAAAGGTTAACCAATGAGTACACAACGAAGCCTAGACAGTTTGATTGCTCGCGCAGAAGCCAATCTGGTATCAACTACAGGGCAAAACAACCCCGCAACCAAAGCGATAGCAGCTGCCATTGCTGGCGTTAGCTATGGGCAATATGGTTATCAAGATTTGCTGTTCAGGCAGCTGCATCCTGAAACCTGCTCTGAAGAGTGGTTATACCTACACGCCAATCGTCATAAGGCCCCTCGATTACTGCCCACGTTCGCAACGGGCCGAGTACAGTTCACTGAGCTTGGTGGCACGGTGGTGATCAAAAAAGGCACCCGTTTAACGCATGCCAATCACGAGTATGAAACCACCAAAGAGCAATACAGCAGCGTCCCCGTTGACGTCATTGCGCTTAAATCTGGCGTAGATAGTAATCTCCCCGAAGGTGCGGTGCTTACGTTAAGCGAAGGGCTAAGCGGTATTGATCCAAACCATGTGCTTTCACTTAGCATTGGAGGAGGTGCCAATATTGAAGAGCTAGAGCACTGGCGAGTGCGTGTCATCGTTGCCTTTGAAAAGAACGAGCTGATTGGTAAAGCGGCAGATTACGAAGTGTGGGCGGTATCGGCTCACTCGGATGTGGATTTTGCTTGGGCGCTTGATAATACCCCAGAGCGAGGCATGGTTGAAGTGTATATCGGTGCGCGAGAAAACAGCCCTACTTTAAGCGCCGAAGTAGTCAAGTTGGTGCAAAACACGTTTGAACAAAATCGGCTTGCAGGTTGCCACCCATTTGCTCACCTACCAGAGCAAGCGCCAATCAATATCGAGATCCAAGGTATTGAAGACCAAGAAGTAAGGGACGATGTGGTCACTGCACTCGAAAACTTGGTGAAAGAGAAAATGGGTAACATCGAGCCGACAACCCAAAAGCCGGAGTCCATCACCAACACAGAAATTGTCTTAACTATCTCTACCGTGACCAACAACTTTATTGTTCGCTCTCCGGTTGGAGAAGTCGCTATTGAGAAAAATCAGATACATGTATTAGGAGGCGTGGCGTGGACACCTCCGACTTAATTATTGAATACAGTGCCGGTGATTTTGAAGGCGCCTATCGTGGGCTATTACCCAAAGGCGAATATTGGCAAGACACCGAGAACGTAGAGCTTGCCAACACCATCCAAGGCATTGCCAAAGACTTCAAGCAAACCCATGACGATATTGAACTGTCGCTTTTAACCGAGTTTGAAGAGCAACAATTTGGTTGGAAGATTTCAGACTATCAACGGCTCTTGATGACGATGGGTTCAAACGGTGTCGTGTATGACGAGGTCGCAAGCCCAAACCTCATCAAAATAGACCTGTATAGCTACAACAATGACGCGGCTTTTAAAGCACTAGAAGAAAAACGACTTCCTCACACCGAGTTTCATTGGATTTATCCGCTCGATGCAGAAACAAAGTTTGAACAGGTCACAGCCTTAACCATTAAGCCAGAATTTAGCTCTCAGCTTGAACTAGAAACTGAAGCACCCTTTCTGTGCTGCACCGCCATTACATGGCAACTTGAAATAGGAGACACCGTATGAGCGCACTGCAAGCCATCCCTACTCAGCACGGGATAGACATTTTAAACAGTGAGTTGAAAAATACAGTAACCAAGTATCGGCTCATTGGCGCATTAACCCATGACGCACCGAATGAATCATTGTATTCATTCTACGAGGACACTATTGAAACCAGTTACTACGATGATAATGGCGTTTTAACATTTATTTTGAATCTGCCTATTGAGCAGCACTTTGATGAGTACCTACATCAAATCCATGTGCTTGATAGCAGTAATCAATCCGTGATCGAATGCATGACACCAAAAGTGGCACTCGCCAAAGGTATCGGCGGCATGGTGACATTGAAAGCGTCGATATCTGGTGAAGCTGGAACGGTCATATTTAAGCACGGGGAGTTCGTGACTGAAACTGAGTTAAATGAATTGCACTTAGCGCCTATTCAATCTGATTTAAATCAGCTCAAAAATGTTTCAACTCAAGAGGTATTCGCAGTGGGGTTTATTGATAATGCAGCATACCAAGTGTTTCACCCTATACCAGGTGCAGTCTTAACCGTTCCGGAAACGGGGAAGTATCTTCTTAATGCAGCAACACGTTGCTGGGAGAAATTAAGAACAGGCAACTTTGCATTTTGGTCAATGGCTGTGTTTATTAATGGCCAACAACGTTCCGAGCTAAAAGCTTTCGGTGTGAACATTCTTCAAACATATTCAAATAAAGATACAACCGCATCACTCAGTCATCCTGTTGAATTAAACAAAGATGATGTTCTTCAGATTCATGTCTTTATTTTTGGAGCCAATGGCTCACTGTCATTTTTTTATGGTGATAACGACAACGGTGGAGCCTGCATGTCATTAATTAAATTGGGGGCGTCATGAAGATAATTTTTGAATATGATTACCCTGTTGCCTTTGGAACCCATGGTATAGACACCGACATTCCATTTGAACACGCACGTAAAGTGGGCGGGGAAATCGTTGATGTGAGTATGGATACCACGTTTTTCATTGATAGTGGTGGTAGGAAGCATGTGCTCAATATAGATAACTATCAACAGTTGGATTGTCATATTAACGATGAATTGATTTTAGATAACGGCATTTGGCGAATAGAAACGGCGAGTGATGTGTATCAAATCAAACGAACCGATATAGCGCAGCAGCGGCAGTTAGAGTACACACAAAGAGTACGTCCATATCTTGAAGAGGCTGAAATCAAAAAGCACATGGGAGATCAATCTGAATATAATCGACTCATGGACTTAGCGGTTGAAGAAAGAGAAAAAGTTCAAACAGAAAACCCGTGGCCGACACCACCAACTAACTAATCCGAAACATATTCAAACCCAGTTCACACGCTGGGTTTTCTCTTTCTGCTCTCTGAACTTCTATATCTCGACACTAGAAATGCCATCAGTCCCCTTTAAAACTCAACGAGATACACTGCTTATGGGGGAACTAATCATCTAGCTATAAGAGAGAAACCAATGAATGAATCAGAGGCAAAGGCACTCGTCGTATCACTACTCGATGTCACTGGCCTAAAGAAAATCTTAGCCTCCGTTAGTGCAACCCTAATCAGTTTTGGCGTGAATGACGCACTCCAAATTTTGTCTGTAGCGGTCGGTATTGGCGCAGGCATCATGGCTATTCGCCACTACGCTATTGCAACCAAACTCAGCCAAGCGCAGTTGGACAAGTTGAACTCAAAAAAAGAGGGTTCAGCATGAGCATAAAAACCAAAGTAGTACAGACTGTGGTGTGCTCTGTTGCCTCCGTTCTTGCCATTGTTTTTACCATTGATTCAGAGCTTACTACCAGTGAGCAAGGCCTCAGCCATGTCGCGAATGAAGAAGGTTGCAGACTCAAACCCTACCAATGCAGTGCCGATGTTTGGACCGTAGGGTTAGGTCATACGCAAGGCGTAACGCAAAGCACCAAACTCACATTGCAGAAAGCGGCTGAGCTATTCGTTAAAGATATCTCAGCTGCCGAACAAGTGGTAAACAAACACATCACCCAAACCGCTAACCAGGGCGAATACGACATGATGGTGAGCTTTGTCTTTAATCTTGGCGCCGGCAATTTCACGCGCTCTACCTTACTGAAGAAGTTTAACCAAGGTGATCATCAAGGCGCTTGTAACGAGTACCCAAGATGGGTGTTTGTGAACGGTAAAGACTGCCGACTCAAACAAAGCAACTGTGCCGGTATTCCTAAACGCCGAACCAAAGAACAACACGTTTGTTTGAATGGGTGGTGATCATGCTAAACCAATATCTAACTTTGTTTAAAGCCATCGCCTTTGCTGCTGCCCTTAGCGGTGTCGCTTATTGTTCGTATGACTACGGCGTAACCACCACTGAGGTCAAAGCCTTAAAAGCGCAAAATGCCCTATGGGACAAAGTAGAGCAAAAACAAAACGAGGCTTTTCAGCTCGCCGTAAAACTAGCGAACCAAAAGCCTGATATTCGAATTGAGTTTCGAGAGATAGAAAAAGAGGTGATCAAGTATGCTCAAAAGAACAATGATAAGCAGTGCGTTGTTAATGATCCTGACTGGATGCACATCCGCGCCCAATCAGTGCGAGCGCATAATCGAGCAATCGGTATTCAGCAACCCTCCACCGTCCCTGATGGTACCGCCAAAACCGCTACAGATTACGAGCGAGACGCCGAAGTCTTAGCTGAAGATGTGGCTAACATTCAAACCTGTGCTGAAAATACTCAGAAGCTCTTATCACTACAAACTTGGATAAGAGCGCAGCTTCAACACGAGCTGCAGTAAAGACAAACCTTCTTATACTCGATGCTCTAAGCCGCATCCAAACGTTTGTATTCTTTAGGGGTGATGACCTGTTGCCCTACAACATCATTCAATTCTTGCATCATATCAATCAGTGGCAGCAGTTCATTCTTGTGGAACAGCCAATCGACCTTGTTTAAATCGAGTGACGTAATACTCTCGCGTCGAACGCTCATCAACTCAATAGGCACACGGTGAACCGAAAGGACCTCGTTCATGGTTTGGTTCTTCACTTCTTTGTATGAGTCTTTGGCTTCCACCTGACCAATTGGCTTGAGCTCTGGGGCTTTGGTATCTTTACCTTTGGCATTCACAAACAAGTTTTTAAATGCCATGCCTTCTTGAGCTTGCAGCTGCTTCTTGATGGCCTTTTCTTGTTTTTCTGTCATGGTTGGCTCGTTCATATACAGCAAGTAACCGGCATGGTTACCGTTACGGTAGTACTGACGACGAAACAAGGTGGCATCATCGTTTAGCCAGATAGAGGTCAAAGAGCTAATGTGACTCGGCAAACCATACAGCTCTTGCGCTACATCGTAATCGCCCAAATGAAACACTTGGCCTTTCTTGTAGTCGATGCGCCCATCATCATCGTAAGCTCTTGGCTTGTACGTCCAACCTAAGTCTTCACGTCTACGCATATACAAAGCAGGTATGTGTTTGAGCTTAATAGGCTCACCCAGCCCTCCATAGCCTCGAATGACCTGTAAGTAGGCATTGCCAAAGGTTAAGTAGTCTTGAATAAAGCGCTTTGCATCTTGGCGTGAAAGTAATCCACTCAGCGCAATGGCATGCATTAACGTATTGCGCTTAAACTCAATCGCACTCGAATGCATCGGGTTCGTGCGCAGTGCCTTGGCTAAGGTATCGAGCGCAATCGGTGGTTCGTATAAACCATCAACCAACGCCACTTCTAAATAGCTCAGAATGTCGCTGTTCATCACGCTCACGGGGTTAGAAAATTCAATCTCTATCACTTGGCCTCTCCAATAATTAGGCTAGAAGAACTCGACACTGGTGTTGGTGTCATGGTTTATATCAATCGGCTCCCAACGCATTACATGCATCGAAGCCCAAGCTAAATCGGCATGAGAGCCAATTTTGCTGCGGTTAGAAACAAAGGTAATTTGGTTACTCACCTTAGTGGTTTGCTGGCGAATCATTAAGAACGAGTGAACGAGATCATCCCATTCCGCTTCAAACTGTAAGCGGCCGCTGTTAATGATTTCTCTCGACTTATAGGCCATCAATCGTTTCACTTCGGGTGAGTAATCCAGCTCGACCAGAGCTGGGTAAAACTTACGAACCAGCTCCGCGGTAGCCGAGCCCACGCCACTGGTGTCCATCGCCATGTACACCACATTGTATTTCTCAGTAATGCCGCGAATGGTGTCAGCCTGTTGCTCATAGCTGGAGCCTTTAAGGCGAACCCGCTCGATGAATCGGAAAATTCCACCTTTGCGCTTTGGCTTTAACGCCACCACTAAGCCTGCATCATCCGAGCTTTCACCTGTACCGCCACCTCTTGGGTCATAACCGACTAAAACTTCTGCGTTACCTACTGGCCTTGCTTTCTCGTGGTCGACATCTTTCCAAAGAGAACTGTCTGCCTTACAGGCCAGTAGTGCTTTCAGTGAGAAGAATGAAGCGCTGTCGTCCAAAAACTTACAACGTAATAGATTGTCGAAAATCTCTTTAACTGGATATTTACGCTTCAGCTTATCCATGTTGAAGAAGGTCGCGCCTTTCTTAATCGCATCATCTACCGTGATCATTTGACGGAAGATAAAATCGACATCCAAAGCACCGGCTCTTAGCGCCTTGTGGCTAATATCGATGCCGTGCTCTTTCTTGCCTTGCCATTTCGGGTAGGCTTCATGGGCCATGGTGGAAGGTGTCGAAATGTAAGTGGTGCGAAACTGCGATTGCATCGACATACCGCCCGCGTAATTATCTAAATCCGCAAAACCGGGGATCCAGAACACCTCGTCCCAATACATGTGGCCGTTAAAACCTTGAGAGGTCGCTACGTTAGTGGACATAAAACCAAGGTTCGCGCCGTTGCTGAGCTCGATGTCGTCCTTACCTTTTAGGTCAACGTCGCCAATCTCTAGCGCAAACTTACGAATGTAGTTTTTGAAGATATAAGACTGCTTTTTCGACGCAGAGATAAACACCTGGTTGTCGCCAGTCAGCACCGCATCTTCAAACGCTTCAAAGGCAAAATAGAACGTAAGACCAATCTGGCGCGACTTAAGATAAAAGCGCACTTCATTGATCTCATCGTTTTGCTTATGGCCATGAATGTCCTTTTGGTATTCGAAGAAGGTTTTCTCTCGATACTCGTCCAACATCTCTTTGGTGATGTTGGATACATCGTTCTTCGTCTTATTTGGCTTGCGACCACGCTTATTCTCGCCATCACTTCGGCCAGCTGGTCGGTTGCGCCTTTGCTCTGCTTCATCACGTTTGAATTGCTGTTCAAGCAACATCTTGAGCTCACGCTCTTGGCTCTCAAGCTTTTGGTCAACCCACATCAAGTAAGCAATGCGCTGCCTCATCATTAATTCGACGGGCGCGTCATCCCTCAGCGTTTTCCAATCAAACTGAGTTATCCATTTTTGAACCGTGCGAGTGGCCACACCAACCGCCTCTGCAATTTCAGCAGGCTTACGTTGGCGTAAAAACAGTCCCAAAGCTTTCGTTTGGTCGGCGGTATAGAGCGGTTCGCTAACAACATTATTTTCCATGTTTGCATAGTGCTACAGCGCCTGTGATTACTCAGCTTGAACGATTTCTATATCAAGTGTTTAGAACTAGGACAAATACAAAAAGGCAGAGGCATTGGGTAAATTGGAATCATCGAATTTAGGAGAGTTTAAGCATGTTCCAATCAGAGCTAATTTGTATTTTGCAGGCAGGAGCAACCATTGATGGTCGAGTCATTGAGCAAAAAATCATTGATGAGATTGCAGAAACTTACAGCCCAGACGTTTATACAGCTCGAATTAATGCAGACCATTACCCATGGAGTAACAAGTACGGCTCTGTCCTCTCTGTCGAAAAGAAAGAAGACAAGTTATTCGCAGTACTGAAACCAAATTCAATGCTTTTGCGTATGGCTGAGCAAGGACAGCTTTTACATACCTCATGTGAGTTCTATGAAAAGTTTGCAGACACAGGGAAAGCTTACCTGACCGGATTGGCCCTAACTGATGAGCCAGCATCGTTAGGTACGACGCAGATTCAACTGTCTGCCAACAGCAAAGATAAAGCGTGCGTCCCAACGAACTTTCAAATCACTCCTGAACAATTATCGCAAAGCACCGAGGAAGAAGCCTCGATGTTCCATACATTTAAACGCTGGCTTAAGGGCGAAAGTGAACTTGAGCAGCTCTCACAACAACAGGAAGAAGACGACATGAGTAAAGAACTTGAAGAGCTACTCAAGCAAAGCATTGAGCAAGGCAAAGAAAATCAGCAACAACTCAGCCAGTTAAATGAGCAAGTTGAAAAGCTAAACACTAATGGTAAGCCGCCGGAGCACCCCGCTGAACCTGAAGAAAGTACACAGGTCACCGAGCTAAAAGACCAAGTCGAGACTCTGTCTTCAAAGGTAGAAAACCTAACTGGCCAAATTGAAAAGTTCAGCAAATTGACCGATGAAGAGCAGCGCAAGTTAGCAGGCGAAGGTGATGACGAAGAGCGTTACTTATAGGTTTCGACATCTCCTCAACCCATAACGAATTGAATTAGGTAAGAACATGCAAAAGCAGACCAAAACAAAACTCAGCGCCTACGTGAAAGCCGTGGCAGCGCAAAACGATGTAGATGATGCAACCGAGAAGTTTAACGTGAGCCCGAATGGTACTCAGCGCATTATCGCGGCTATCCGTGAAAGCAACTGGTTCCTAGGCAAAATCAACATCATCTCAGTGAAAAATCAAAAAGGTGAATCCATTGGTCTTGGCGCTACGGGCATGATTGCCAGTCGTACCGATACATCGGGATCGGGCAAACGCACACCGAAAGATCACTCAAGCATGGGGGCGATGCCTTACATGTGTGAGCAAACAAACTTTGATACCGCGCTTCGTTACGCAAAACTGGACGCGTGGGCGCACCATAAAAACTTCAACGCCTTGATAAGTAAAGCAACCCGAGAGCAGATTGACGCCAATAAAATCACCATTGGTTGGTATGGCGTAAGTGTCGCTAAAAATACCGATGCTAGCGCTAATCCGAACGGTGAAGATGTGAATAAAGGTTGGTTCCAAGCCATGCGTGATCATAACGAAGATCGGTTAATCACCACGGGACAAAAAGCGGATGGTGAAATTCGTATCGGTGAAGGTGGTGACTTCATCAACCTAGACCTAGCCGTGCTTGAAACGAAAAACCTACTGCATGATGCCTGTGAAAATGATTCAAACCTTGTGGCCATCATCGGCTCTGACTTGCTTGCTTATGACAAAGCCAAGTTCTACGAAGCGCACGGCAATACGCCAAGCGAAAAAGGCAAAATTCAAGAGCTGCAAGTCATCGGTACTTATGGCGGTCTGCCTGCTGTGAAAGTACCTGGCTTCCCTTCGACGGGCATCATGGTGACCAGTTACGACAACTTATCCATCTACATTCAAGAAGGTTCAGTTCGCCGCTCTACAGGTAAGAAGAACGATGAAAAAGACCAAATTGAAAACTTTGAGTCGATGAATATGGCTTACGTGATCGAAGAAGTTGGTAAAGCCGCAGCCATTGAATTCAAAAACGTGAAGCTTTGGATTAACGAGGCATGGCATTAAGCCAACCATTACAAACTAACACCCCCTCAATGCAGGCTCTATTGCTGTTTCAGGTGCGCTTTGGCGCCAACTGTTATTCGCGATTGTCGGCCTGCATTCCCTAACACTGTAAGGATACATCATGGAATTTGTCGGTGATAAAAACGAGCGCTATGAATCTGAGTTGCCAGCCACGGATAAATATCCAGTACTGAAGATTTCAGAGTTTCAGTCTCTGTTCCATTTCCAAAGCAATGAAACAGAGGCAGGCATTCTGCATCACGCGAAGATGTCACGCATTAAAGTGCATTCTGAACTTAAAGACACTTTAGTGCCTTTCGCTAGTTTGACGGAGCTATCTCAAGAACGCTTTGGTGATGATGACTCAGCCAAAACACTTTACAAGCAGGCCGTATTCGCACTGACCGCCGCTCAACTGATTAGCATGCAAATGAGTGGTGACGCCACCGCTGAAGCGGCAGACAGGCAAGAAGCGCTCACCAGTAAGAAAGAAGAGTGTGAAGTGCAGTCCCGCCAAGCCATAGATATGTTGATTCACGCAGAAGAAACCTACTGCTTTGAGAGGGTGTAATGAAAGCGCTGCAAAGCTTAACTGACCTATTCAAAAGCCATGTAACCGATGCGGCCAAAATGGATGTGTGGGCGGAGGATGGCGCCTTATTTTGTGGTCAGGGTGTCGATGTCGATGGGTTTGAAATTGAGTATACCGCCATCGTTTTCTTGCAAAGTGCCAAGTTAGAGCCGCAAGTGTTGTTCATGCAATTAGTCAGCTGGCTCAATAAATTTGACCCAGAGCGAGCCGAAAAAGGCTTGCCTATGCCGACGTTCGCGCTAGAGCCTCTCGATAAAGGTGCGTTTGATCTCAAGCTGAAAATTGATATTCGTGAAGAGTTCAACCTTCAAGAAAACGAACAAGGCAATTGGAAGCAAGGTGATACCCGTTATGAATGTGTCAGTGGATTTGAAGCGCGAGCCGATGAAGACCAACTCGGTGAATTGGTCTACTTTGTCGGCCACTTAGATGATTTGCCATGAGTGAATTAACACTCGCGACACCTGAGCAATTGACTCAAGTTGTGGAAAGTTTAGTGCTGACGGCCAGTGATAAGTTTGAGCTGAATAAACGCATGGCCAACCGTGCAAGGCAGTTTTTTCGTCAGCAAATTCGTGCTCAGCGAGATATAGACAACAACCCGTACCAAAGCCGAACGCGGCGAAAGACAACCCAACTATGGGATGGCACGAAAGCGCAGAGCACCGTGAACAATAAAAACATGTTGTTGGGTTTTGGTAAGGCGTTAAGAACTCACGTTACAGGAGAGAGCTTTGAGGTTGGCCTAAAAGGCGTCGCAGGTCGCATTGGCCAAGAGCACAACCAAGGCGCTCAAGTGTCATTTACGACACGTGTTAATGGTCACTACAACACTAAAACAGGTCAATGGACAGGTGGCGTGAAAACCAAGCGCAATTACCAAATGCCCAAACGAACCTTCATTGGTTGGACGCCTGCTCTAGAGCGAGAGTTACTCGCCATGGCAGCGGAACACTTTGCACTAGAGGATGCAACGTAATGGATAAACAAGAAGTAGAGAAAACGGCGCTACCCACTTTCAAGATTAAGCCAGCGAAAACAGGCTTAATCGTGAAAGACCCTACAACCCGAGAGCCACTGAAAGCGGCAGGTGAAGATAAACCTCGCACCGCTTACTGGCTACGTCGACTCGCTGAAAAAAGTATCGTGGTCATCGATAAAACAGCCAAGCCCACAGCCAAAAAGGAAACTAAATAATGAGTATTGGTTTTGCTGAAGTACCCAGCACCGCTCGCGTTCCCGGTGTCTACATTGAAATTGATAATAGCCTGGCAAACAGCGCAGAAGACCTGCAAGTTATCTTGGCTATCGGTAATGCGGTCAGTGATGCAACGGTCGCGCCAAACAAAGTCACGCTTTGTATGGATGAGACGATTGCGGCAGCTTCGTTTGGTGCCAATAGCGACATAGTGGAAATGATCACCTATTTCCGTAAGCAAGATAAGACTATGCCTATCTTTGCGGTCAGTGTTGAAGATAGTGATACCGCAAGCGCCTTAGCCGCATTGGGGGATGTTCAATATCACCACATCATGTGTTCATTGAACGACACCACCACCATTCGTGAGTTAGGGACTTTTCTTGAAGAGCGATATGGCGCATTAGAGCAAGTACCAGGCATCGCGTATCTACCCAAGAAAGGCACACACGCAGAGCTCATCACCTTTGCACCAACAAGCAACTGCGCGTTAATCAACTTTCTGCCCATCAATAACTTGGGTGACTCTGCAGAAGCGCCACTGTCTGACGCGGCAGCGATTGGCGCATGGGTTGGTCAAATCGCCCCGTCATTGGCCATCGACCCTTGCAGACCCCTGCAAACGCTCAAGTTAAACGGTGTTTACTCATTGGCAGCACAAGAATGGGACTGGGCTGAACGTAACCTATTTTTGTATGAAGGGTTGAGTACGTACACGGTGAACTCAGCGAATGAAGTGTTAGTCGAGCGTGCTATTACCGCTTACACAGAAAACGCAGCTGGCGTAACGGACAACAGTTACCTTGATGTTATGACGCCGGCAACTGCCATGTATTTTCGTCAGAAACAACGTTCGTTGATCTTAAGTGTCTACCCTCGCCACAAGGTAGCGAAAGACGGAACCAAGTTCGCCAAAGGTCAGCCGATTGTGACGCCGACTATGTTCAAAGCCAAGCTGTTGACCTTGTATCGAGATTTGGAATACCAAGGCATCGTGCAAGATTTCGATGGCTACAAAAAGTCGCTCATTGTCGAGCTCGATGAAACCAACAAGCAGCGCGTCAACTACCAAGATTCACCGCAGTTCGTGAACGGTTTGATTATCGTTGCAGGCAAAATTCAATTTAGGAAGTAAGTCATGGGAACAAAAATTACTAGCCGTGCTGTCCTTAACGCCGGTTCATTGGGACGCCTTCCCATCAAAGAAGGGGCGGAATATGGCCTCGGCAACATGAAGCGCGAAACCATAATGGGTGACGATGGCCCTTTGGGTTTCTCTGAGCAATTCTCGGATGCGCCTTTCATCAAATGCACCATCATTCACGCTCAAGACACCGATGAAAAAGCCATTGCTGATTTTGTGGGTGAAGACATCACCTTAGAAACCAACACAAACCGCGCTTACACCTTGAAAGGCGCGTGGACAGTCGACCCGCTTACCGTTGCGGTAAAAGATGGCCAGCTTGAAGTGCTCTTCAACGGTGATGAACTCATCCCGCAATAAGGAGAAAGACCATGTTATCCATACTGATGAAACGAGAGGCTCAGAAGGCAAAGCCAGAGCCGGTTGAAGCCTTTGAAGCGATCGACAGTGTTGACGCAATGAACGAGTCAACAGTAAGCCAAGCCGTTCGCACCGCTTTTGCTGATAAGCCCTGGGAAGAAACGCAACTCGTGTTTAAGCAAGACCAAAGCTACTTGCGCACCTTGTCGGGTTCGAAAGAGAAAGATCCGTACAAGCAAGAGCTCATTAACAAGTACCGACCATTGGTTGAAAAGCTACTGGACACTCACAAAGGCGACTACGGTAACCTCGATGTGATGTGGTGCTTTTATATGTGGCACTTTGACCTTGGCCAGTTTGAAGAGATCCACGATGACTTTCGAGCGGCCATCGATGGTGGATTAGAAACACCGGCTAATTTCAAAGTGAACGGTCAAACGGGTTTCTGTGATTACGTATTTAAGTACACGCACAAAGCGCACACCGAAAAGAAAGCGTTTAAGCGCGAATATCTGCTAAAAGCGGTGAGCGATTTACTGGCTGGTGAGCTTGCTACCAACGCCCCACTTAAAGTGAAAATGTTCCGCCTAGTCGGTGACTGGCACTTTGAAGCTGGCGAAAAAGAAAAAGCGCACAACCTGTTTGAGCTAGTGATGAAGCTAGATCCAAACAAAGGCGGCGTGAAAAAGAAGCTAGAAGCATTACAAAAGGAGCTTGGCTATGACCAACCCCATTAAAGACGAGTCACAAATCAAGGTCGCTGAACTGGCCTCGCCCATTGAAAAAGACGGCAAAGCGCTTACGCATATTGATATCAGCAAGCCACACTCTGGGCATTTGCGCGGATTAAGCTTGATAGATGTGTGCGGAATGAAGTTTGAAGCAGGACAAACCCTATTACCTCGAATCTCTTGCTTGAACGAGCGTGACATTATCAACATGCCCCCAGAGAACTGGGCGCCATTGCTAACGACGCTTGCCTCTTTTTTCGTAGCGACGGAATAGTAATAGATCGAGTTGAAAACTATTACGCAGACATCGCCCTTGTGTTCCATTGGCCGCCAAGCGAAATAGACAAACTCAGCTACGACGACCTATTACTGTTTCGCGAGCTTGCCCGAGAGAGGCACGAACAAACACCACAAGAGAGCGAATAAGCTCTCTTTTTTTGTATCAACAAAAGGCTATCCATAATGAAAATGAAACTGTCTGTTCTCATGGATATGAAAGACAAAACTTCAGCCGTTCTCAAAGGGATGAGTGGCGAGAGCGATTATTACGCCAAGTCCATCAAGAAGGTACAGAAGACACAGGCAGATGACTCTGCCGCAATGGGAATGATTGACTCTTTAAAAACGTCACGAAAAGCAATGGACAAGAACGCCATTGCGGTTGCTGCGGTCAGCGAAAAGCTTGAAGAGTTAAAAGTAAAAGCGGCAGGCGTTGAATCCCCAAGTGCCGCTCTAACGGAGACAATCACAAAGCAACAAGCTAAGTTGAGCAAGCTGAACACTGAGCAAGAAGGTTACAAGTCCCATTTAGAGAAACTCGATACCCAGTTAAAAAAGGCAGGGGTGAATACGGGGAATCTCGATGATGAATACGACCGACTGAATCGAAGTTACAAGAAACACGGTAAGGAAATAGGAAGACTCAGTAAGCGTTATACCACCTTACAAAGAGTCATGATCCCGATTCAAAAGCTGAGCCGTTCCATTAAATTCCCCAAGGTCGGCGCTGCAGCGGCAGGAAAAGGCGCCGCGCTTTTAAGTGGGTTGAGCTTTGCTGGGTTAGTGACACAAGTGAATGGCGCGGCAGGTGAAATGGACAACCTGGCAAAGACATCGGCGACCCTAACCCTACCCATTCAAGAACTCCAAGCCATGCAGTCTCAAGCTGAACATGCGGGAGTAAGCTCTGATGCATTGTCTAACTCCATGCTTCGCTTCACCAAACGGCTTGGCGTGCTGCAACAAACGGGCTCAGGTGCGTTAGGCTCTTACCTTAAAAAGAGTGAGAACGCGCTGCATAAAGACTTACAGGGAGCAAAAGACACCAAGCAGGCTTATGAGATGCTCCTTGAAGAGTTCTCTCAACTTGAAACGCCGCAAGAACAAATGGCCTTTGCTGATGCGGCCTTTGGGCAAGACGGTCGCAAAATGCTGATCATGTTGCGTGAAGGCACTGAAGGGTTAACGGCAGCAAGAAAAGAACTCAATGCATTGGGTGGAGGTGCGACTGCAGAAGATGCGGCGAAAGCTGAAGCTTACAACGATGCTCTGCAAAAAATCGAAGAAAGCGTTCGCTCTATGAAGTTTGCAGCGCTTGCCCCCATCATGGAAAAAGCAACCAAAGCATTCACCCAGTTTTCTGAGAAGTTTAAAAACGCAGCTTGGCGAACCGACTTCATAGAAAAGCTTATCCAAACCGTAGATGGTCTTTATCAAGGTTTTGAATTGTTGGGTAAAGGGCTTATTTGGTTAGCGCAAAACTTCAAAGGGATTCTCGCGACTGTAGCTATCTTAAAGGTGGCGTTGATTGCTTTGAATGCGGCGGTTCTGGCAAACCCAATCGGGCTAATGGTGGCCGCTGTTGCCGCTGCAGTAATCGCGATTACTTATTTAATCGATAAGTTCATTGGCTTAGACAAAGTGATCAAATGGATTGGTGACGGCATTGGTTGGTTGTGGGATAAATTCAAAGCGCTAATCAACAAGCTGCCAGATGCACTCATCCCCGATGGGTGGAAAATTCAAACCGATGAAGCTGGCCAAGAAGTCGATAACTTAGCCGCCAAGCTCAACCGTATTGAAGATAAGAGCGCGACGCTTGGCATTACGACCAATGAAACCCAAAACAAAACTGAGCGAACCCAAACTGAGCAGGGATACCACGCTTATCAAACCGGAGGGATTCAGCCAATTAAGGGGCACACAGCGTATAGTCCACTAGGTAATCAAAGCATCAAAAGTAAATCTGAAGTGTCATTGACCATCAAATCTGATAAGCCAGTCGCGATTGATAAAGCGAAGGCAGAAAAAGGCACAGATTTGAACTTAGACGTAGGGAATATGGCGACAAGCTTTTAAATACATACCTGATTTATGTGATGTTATCTTTTATCCAATTGAAAAAATCATAAATTATTGGGGTCGAGCAAGCAATAGTTACTATCGCTGCGATATTTTGTAAGTTGAAATTTATCCCTTTCCTAGTGCTTCTCTTGATAATAGTAATTGATTTAGGAGGAAAGATTTTTGTAAGGATATCTAATATTGCTGGAGCTAAGCCCAATCCTATTAAGGGAAGCGCTATGTTATTTAATAAGTGTTGCTCAGAATTTAACAGAGCTAAGCCCAAGGCAAAAATTATGTATTGAAGCCTCAAGTAACCAAATGTCATCAATTGAAGTGCTTTGCTGTTTCTAGGGAGTATCTTGTTTTTTATCAAGGTATTTTCTAGAGCGTCGAAAAAACCATCTCGAAGGTTACTACCATTGTCACTTACACTGAAAAATCGTTCTTCTTTTGATAAACGTATAAAGGCTTCGCAAGATGGTGATGTTGCTGAATGATCAACATGAATTCTTATTTTGATTTCAATTTGGTCTATAGAACTGAGCTCAAACAACGATATGTGAGTTACATTTAGATCATCGAAACTGCTGTGTTCTTTGTGTTTGTTTGCCCATACCTTTATTGAGTTAAATCTAGCATTACCTTTCAGTGTGGGCATGAAGTCTCTTAAGTCATTAAGCAACGATTCTACATTATCTAACGAGACAGATTTTGGAGGGACAACCCTCCAACGATTGTGTTGATGATTCAT